GTAGAATACGACGGTAAGAAAAGAAAAGGAAACAGTTATTATTTTGTTGGTTTTAGAGATGGAACAGTCGTACCTCAATCTAACGTAGAAGAATTTACAAACCAAGAAAGAATTATTAAATATTCGTATACTATAAAGGTTCCAGCTTATTTTATACTGGATCCAGATGATGAGTCATTAGCTTATGGAAGAAATAAATCACAATCCTCAACAGACGATGGCAGTAAGGTTGTTTTTAAAGATCAAAGCGTAACGGACGTAAAGCTGAAAGAGTCAATAATATCATTGGAAGAATTTGAGAAATTATTTGGTTAAATTTTCTTTTTGCAATAATTAGAGCTATTTATAATATAGAAAATTTACCTTAGTTGCCCTATTGGAGGCTTAATAGCTTATGGCCAAAAGTTTTGTCAGTCCAGGAGTTTTTACTAACGAAGTTGATGTTTCATTTTTGGGACCTGGAGTTGGTTCTATCGGAGCAGCTTTACTAGGATCAGCACCAAAAGGTCCAGCTTTCGTTCCAGTTAATGTAACGACATATAGTGAATATGTGGACTATTTTGGAGATCTTGACAATAAAAATTTACTTGGATATTATGCTCGTGCCTACCTTAAAAATGCAGGTTCAGCAAATATTGTTCGTGTTCTTGGACCTGGTAGTAGATCTGTAAACGGCGCAGCAGTCACGCCAGGTTATACAGCTGAAAGCCTTTGGGGCATTACCGCAGGTTCAGGTTCTGTTGGTGCCGTTCTTGCTCTTCTTGAAATAACTGGAAGTTCTGGTGTCAAAGTTACAGATCTTGGAAACGATACATTATTCCTTAGTGGTACTGGCACAAATGGTGGTGTTTTTGGTGTTGGTATTACTGCATCTTTCTTGACTGGTAGTTCAAATTATATTAAAAAGGTTCTTAATACAGATCCTACCAAATTTACCGAACAGGGATATTACGTTCGTGATGTATATGACTATGCTACCAAAGTATTGGCTGGTGGCAATGCTCTATTTTCTTCTGCCAGCTATGCAATAACAAATTTTCAAATTGGCTACAATTCTGGTTCAACGCCATGGGTAAAATCTCAAACTTTCAGTGCTGGCACAGAATATGATCTTTTTAAATTTCATACGCTGGGCCACGGTGAAGCAGAAAATGGAAGATTTAAAGTTTCTATTAAGAATATTAAGGTTTCCGCAGCTCCAAGTGTAAATGATTTTGGAAAATTTGATGTTGAAGTTCGTTTATTTGGCGATACAGACAAAAATGTCAGTGTTGTAGAATCGTTTCCAAATCTTTCTTTGGACAATACAGATACAAATTATATTCTTCGTGTCATTGGTGACAAATATTTGCAATATGATGCAGCCAGAGACAAGATGGTTGAGTATGGAAGCTATAGCAATGGCTCTAAGCTTATTCGTATTGAATTGACCACAGGTTCTTTCCCTGGTACAGCCTTACCCTGGGGATTTAGAGGTTTGGCAAAGCCAGCTCTTATGATTCTTTCAGGCACAGGGGCTACTGATACTGGAGTAAACGCTGATGTTACGAATGGTGTTGTGGCTTTACCGTATGTTGCAGATCTGAAGGATAAAGAAACACAAGCTGAAGCTCAAACGTACGTTTATTTTGGCATGGAAACTGTTCTTTCTGGTTCTGTTAAATCAAGATTTACATTATTGCCAACAATGACTGGATCTGATACAGACTTTACTTTAACGAATGTTTCTGGAAATTCTACGAGTACGGCACTCTATAATGCTTCAAATCCTGCTGCTTCGCAGAAGTCTCCTGGAGACACTACGTCTCATACGGTGCTTGCTTCGGATTTGGCAAAATTTACTATTCCTGTTGCGTTTGGTTTTGATGGCTTTGACAGGAGATTATCAAATCCTTTGGATAACGAAGCGCAGCTTGCAACAGTAACCCAGCTTGGTACACAAGCGTTGAGACAGGCTGTTGATATTATAAAGGATCCTGATTTTGTTGATATTAATCTATTGGCAATTCCTGGAATTTATAGTAGCAGAGTCGTAGACTACGCTATTACGAAGATTTCAGATAGATCAGACGCATTTTATGTTCCTGACGTGACTGGTTCTACGGTTACTGCTGTAGTTAATGAAGTACGCGGTCGTGGTTTTGATACAAATTATGCTGGCATGTATTATCCATCAATCAAAATTTTTGATGATGTTAATAAGGTAGCTAAAGTTGTTCCAGCATCTCTTGCTGCTATCGGTGCAATTGCTTTCAATGACCGTGTAGCTTACCCGTGGTTTGCTCCTGCTGGTTTGAATAGAGCTGGCCTTGGCAGAGACACAATTGGTTTTGATGTTCTCGGCGTTGAAGATCAACTTACACAGACAGAAAGAGACACTCTATATGATGCTAGAGTTAATCCAATTGCTAGATTCCCAGATGTGCCCCAGGGCGTAATTTGGGGACAAAAGACACTGCAATTGAAACCCTCGGCATTAGACAGAATTAATGTTCGTAGATTGCTCATTAGAGCTAAAAAGCTTATTGCATCTACGGTTAAATTCCTTGTATTTGAGCCTGGGAATGCAAATACGATGACAAGATTTAAACAGCTTGTCAATCCTATTCTTGCGGATATTCAGCAAAAGCAAGGTCTAGATAAGTTCCTTGTTGTGATGGATGAGAAGACAAGTCCTCCTGAATTGATTGATAGAAATCAACTAAAGGGAAAGATTTTTCTAATCCCAACAAGAACAGCAGAAGCCATTAGCATTGATTTTATAGTAAGCCGTTCGGGGGCTTCGTTTGAAGAATAGAATTCTTAATGATTTCAGGCATTTATAAGATAACCAACAATATAAACAACAAGGCTTATATTGGAAAATCTGGCGATATTGAAAATAGATGGTATTCTCATGTTGTTGAATTAAAAAATAATCGTCACGGGAATGAACATTTGCAAAATTCTTGGAATAAGCACAAAGAGAACAATTTTTTATTTGAAATACTTAAAGAAATAAATGACGACATACAATTAAAAATAGCTGAAATATGTTATATTTACTTGTATGATTCTGATTTATCAGATAAAGGATATAATAAAACTGTAGGTGGTGAAGATTTTGGTTATTGTTATTTATCAGACGAAACAAAGACAAAAAGAAATAAAGCTATTTCTCAAGCACTAAAAGGTCGTCAAATAAAAAATAGAATCACGACTGGTATGTTAGGAAAGAATCATTCAGAAAAAACAAAACAAAAAATTTCAGAAAACAGAAAAGGAATATTGGCTTGGAATAAAGGCTTAACAATTGCCGACAAAAGAGTAAAAAGCAATATAACAGAAAAATCAAAATCAACACAATTCAAAAAGGGTAATATTCCTTGGAATAAAAGAATTAATGTTCCTAATTAATAAAAGAATGTGTTTTATGATCTTGGAGGGTGACTCTCACGTCTGAAATTTTAGATATCCAACAAATGCTCGCAGATACATATGAACCAAAAAGAAAGTTCAGATGGATAATTGCAATCAACGGTATTGATGCATTTACAGCCAAAACAGCATCTCGCCCACAGCTTACTTTTGATGAAACTGTAATTGATTATATTAACCAAAAGCGTTACCTCTCTGGCAAAGGTACATGGGCACCTCTTAATTTGACACTATATGATCCTATCGTACCTAGTGCCGCGCAGAAAGTGATGGAATGGATCAGGTTGGATTGGGAAAATGTAACGGGACGTATGGGATATGCAGCTTTCTATAAGAAAACAATTAATTTAAAGCTTCTTGATCCTGTCGGTGCAGTAGTGGAAGATTTCGAATTACAGGGATGTTGGATCCAGGAAGCAAACTTCAATGATCTTGATTATGCCTCCAGCGATCCTGTTGAAATATCTCTCGTATTACGCTACGATCAGAGTATTTTAAACTTCTAATTTCTTTTTTCACGAAAAAGAATTGCTTTATCAAATCGTTGTGTTATTATAAATTATGGCGCAAGATCTTGTCGGTCAAGTATCTTGTCACAAAAAAGAGCATGAAACAAATAAAGATAGTGACTAATTATCGTATACAACAAGGAGAGCATTATTAATGTCTGATTCTATTTTTCAAAAAGCCACAGAGACAAAGCTAGAGAGCGTATCCAAGGAAGCAGGCTTCCAGGTACCAGTAGAGAATGTTACATTGCCAAGTAAAGGTCTCGTATATCCTATTGGTCATCCATTGAGCAATGAAGAAAGCCTAGAAATTAAATGTCTCACTGCAAAAGAAGAGGATATTTTGACATCCCGCGCGCTCATTAAAAATGGTACTGTCATTTCTCAGCTTTTGAAATCTTGTATATTGAATAAGTCGGTTGATCCTGATGATATGCTCGTCGGTGATCGAAATGCTATTCTCGTTGCAATAAGAATAACAGGCTATGGTTCTGACTATAAGGTAAAAATACAATGTCCAGCATGTTCGGAAGATTATGAAAATGAGTTTAATTTATCTCAATTAAAGGTTAAAACTTTATCATCTATGCCATTAAGACAAAATGAAAACCTATTTGAATATACATTGCCAGGATCTGGTCAAAATGTGCAGCTTAAATTGTTAACTGGACGTGATGAACTTGAAATTTCAAAAGTTGCCGAGAAAAAGAAAAAGCTCCAGACTCAAATTGATAATTCTGTTACCTCTAGACTCTTCTATTCGGTCATGGCAATTAATGGAGAAACAGATCGACAAAAGCTAAGCTACATAATTAATAACATGCGAGCAGGCGATTCTCGGGCGCTGAGACGCTATATTGATAAGGTTGAGCCTGGTGTGGAGATGAAACAAGAGGTTTCCTGCCCTCATTGTTCCGATCAGTCGGAGGTAAATATCCCACTTGGGATAAGCTTTTTTTGGCCTGACCTCGGTAACTAAACAAGATTTATTTCTTGAAGAGTGTTTTAATTACATGTATGCATTTCAGACAGGCGATCTTGAGAAGGTTATGGGTCTCCCTGTACCTTACAGAAAATGGCTTATAGAACGCTGGAATAAGCAAAAAGAGAAAGAACAAAAGGCAAATGGCCAATCTGACCCAAATCAGCCAATGTCGCAGTCAGAACGAATGAAGT